AAGTGCATCAGGTGAAATAACTGCATACAGTTCAGACAGACGCTTAAAAGAAAATATAGAAAACATTCCTAATGCTCTTGATAAAGTTAAAGCATTAAACGGTGTGCTATATAACTGGAAGGCAGAAGCAGAGGACTACGGCCTAGGCGTTGATCCTGATAAGCAAGAAGTTGGTTTAATAGCACAAGAAGTACAAGCAGTTCTTCCGCAAGCAGTTGCACCGGCACCATTTGATCATGTCATTGAAGATGGAAAACTTGTTAGTAAATCTGGAAATGATTTCTTAACTGTTAAGTATGAACGTATTGCTCCAGTTCTAATCGAAGCTGTAAAAGATCAACAAGCTCAGATTGAAGCTCAAGCAGCAGAGATAGCAGAGCTCAAAGCAATGGTACAAAAACTACTAGATAAATAATAATATAAAAAAGTAGCCAGGAAACTGGCTACTTTTCTTGACATACAGTAAATAACATGTTATTGTAAACAAAAAATAGGATTCGTTTATGGCACTACCACCAACCGGCAGTACAATATCAATAGGACAAATACGTAACTACTTTGTTGCTGGCGGATTCTCATCAACTTATGCATTAGGACAACAAGGTAACGTATATCTTGGTATCTCTGTTGGTACTACAATAAGTATGAGTGCTACATTTGGCGGATTTTACTTCCCAGCAACATAAACAGGAGCATGTTATGAAAACACTATACGAAGTCTTAAACGTAGACTTAGCACAAGAATATACCAAAGAACGTAAACTTGCAAAACTTGCAAAACTAGAGCTAGGCGATGCTCAAGTAGAAATAGAAGCAAAAAAAGCAGTAGAAGCTATGGATATTCCAGAATCAGACGAACGCTATCATTGGATTCAAAAACTTGGCCGTGCAGCAGGTGCAGACTTGCTTACACTAGGTAAAGTACAACCAGAAAACATGTTAGCAATGACTGCATTGTGTGATGAAGATTTTCAAGAAGCAGTAAAAGTAGCAACAGGTTCAGCACGTGACTGGAACAAACTAACTGTTGCAGCAGAAAAAGAACTAAACAAAGAAACTATTCCTGACACACTAGTATAATGCGTTTAGGCATCTGTATTCCGGCACGAGATACTGTTCATACTGTGTTTGCAAGCAGTCTTGCTAACTTGACCAGTATACTTACAAAAAACGATATTGATTTTGAACTACATATTATTTGCGGAAGTGTTATTGCAGAATCAAGGACAAGATTAGCAAATGAAGCATTAGATTATGGTGCTACTCATTTGCTATGGCTTGATAGCGATATACATTTTCCTGCAAATATAGTCAAATCGTTATCAAAACATGATAAAGATATTGTTGCTGCAAACTATAGCACTAGATATCATCCGTATCAAAGTGTTGCGTTTTTAGATCCAAACAACATTGATAAAAGACTAGAATCTACACACGGATTGCATAAAGTCTGGGCAGTAGGCATGGGTTGTATGTTGGTAAAAGCCACAGTATTTGATCAACTACCAAAGCCTTGGTTTAGTCACGAATACAACAAAGACTTAGACACATTCGGCGGCGAAGATATTTATTTTTGTAATCAAGCAATGCATCATAGCATAGATGTATATGTAGATGCAGATATTAAACTTGCACATTTAGGAACAAAGGCAAACTTATTATGAGAGCTATTGAAAGATTTGCACGTTATGGTGAACAAGTATACAACGGCCAAGATTATTTAAAAAATCATATTTTTGACCGTTATCCTATTTTGTATACAGATAATGTAGACGATCTTAATCAAGTTTTTGAACGCAATATTGAAAGTGATTACGTATGGCTTGTTGACCGTAACATTACAGTTTATAATAGTTTTCCTTACTATTTTAGACCAGACTTAGATGAGCCGATTAGTATCCATGCCTTTCCGTATGTGTACAAAAAAAGTAGACGTCCTAAAGATTGGAATCGTGTACGTTTGATTCCTACAAAACGTGGTGATTACGAAACAAAGACACACGGAAATATAGCAGGCGAATACGATGTTTACAAAGGCAAAGATCGTTTTGATATATTTTATATAGGAAAAGATACAGAAAACTTAAAAAAGTTAGATGACAGATTCTCAAACATTCAAGTAGTAGATTCAGTTGAACAAGCACAGCAACAAAGTTTTACTGATATGCTTTGGGTAGTATACGATGATACTGTTGTAAGAGATACTTTTAAATTTAGCTATGTTCCTGATGAATGGAGTTTTGATTACGTTCATCTTTTTGGAAACGGAGACATTGACAGACTTGACGGTATTGCATTATTTCCAAAACATTATGTAGCAAATAAACGAGAGCATAAACACAGATTTTATGCAAACAAAAAAGAAATACGTATTATGGCAAGTAATCCTAAGTCATATGATCGTTTTGAAATCAATACATACGAGCAATATTTAGAAGCATTAGAAAAAACAACTACAGATATGTTTTGGAGTATTCCTCAAGATGTTGAAATAGTTGACAACAAAATATTTGATTTTACCATTGGATATCAACAGCAAAGCGATAAAGAAAAAAATCATGTATGGTTAAATGGTACACACTATGACGGTGTTGTACTTTTTAGTAAACATGCTCCGGTAACTGAAAAAGAAATAAATCATAGATTTTTAGTTAATCGTATCGAACATGAAACTGTTGTAAGTAAACCCAAACCGTTTGAAACATTTGTTATAGATACACACGAGGATTATTTACAAGCAAGAAAACATAGTACAACTAGTATGTTTTGGGGTGTACCAAGCGATATAAATGTTAATGAAAACTTTACATGGCACGAATATTTTAATGATAAGCCTAGCATTGACAGAAGTACAAATCATTTGTTTTTAAATAAAGAACATTATGATGGCGTAGTTTTGTTTACTGTACTAGGTGACGCAGCAACAGAAAAAGAAGTTACTCATAGATTTTATCTAAATAAAAAAGAACATGAGCATATCGCAAGTATGCCAAAACAATACGATGTATTTAAAGTAGATAGTTATGATGATTATATTGATGCAGTTTACAACAGCACAACTGAAATGTTTTGGGCAATACCGAGTGATGTAGTTTTAGAAGAAGATTTTGATTTAGATTTTTATTTTAGTCATCATAATCAGTACGATAGAAATATGACTCATGTATTTTTAAATAATAAAAGTTACGATGGCGTTGTACTGTTTAGTAAAAACTTTATTGCAACTGAAAAAGAAGTTGAGCATAGATTTTACATCAAGAAAAAAGAATGGAATATTGTTGCAAGTAAACCAAAGTCGTATTCTATCTTTAATGTAAACAGTTACGATGATTATTTGCTTGCATTAGAAAAATCAGAAACAGAAATGTTTTGGATGATCAACAACGAAATAGTAGTTAACAAAGATTTTGATTTTGATTTTTATATAACATATCACGATCAATATAATAGAAAACTTAATCATGTTTGGAAAAACAAAGAATACTACGATGGCGTATGTTTAACAAATAAAAATCTTAAACTTGCTAGAAGAGAAATAGATTTTAGATTTTATTCGGCAAGGAAAGAATATGAACAACAAGGCAGTTTGCCTATACAATATGACATTGTGTTTATTAGCAGCAATGAACCAAATGCAGACGAAAACTATAAAAAGCTAAAACAAAAATGTCCTAATGCAAAACGTGTACACGGTGTAAAAGGTATTCACCAAGCACACATTGCCGCAGCAAATCTATGTGAAACAGAAATGTTTTGGGTAGTGGATGGCGATGCACAGATTATCGATGATTTTGAGTTTGATTATCAAATAGCAAAATACGATATTGATAGTAGAAATGCTGTACACGTCTGGCGTAGTTTTAACCCTGTAAATGGACTTGTTTACGGATACGGAGGTGTAAAACTATTACCAACTGAACTTACACGTAATGTTGATGTAACCAGTGCAGACATGACAACAAGTATTAGTGACAAGTTTAAAGGCATTGACCGAATGAGTAACACAACGGCATTTAACACAGATCCATTTAGCGCATGGCGTAGTGGGTTCCGTGAGTGTGTAAAACTTGCTTCTCGTGTTATTGATAGACAAAAAGATGACGAAACTGAGTTTAGATTAAACGCTTGGTGTACAAGAGGAAACGACAAACCTTTTGGCGAATATGCGATTGCTGGCGCTATTTTAGGACGTGAATATGGTGAGCGTAACAAAGACAACAAAAAAGCATTATCTAAAATAAACGATTTTGATTGGCTACAGGAACAGTTTAATCGATCATCATATCCACTAAATGAATAACCGTTTCTAGCTTGGATTGATTTGCTTTACTACGCAAAGTACTGTGTAGTCCGTTGTGCAAAGGTTTTGGCCACTTACCAAAACTTACCCACGAATACCCATCATGTTCGTTATTGAGTTTTGGTAAAAACTCATTCTTAACTACACACAAATATGTATGAAATGCAAAGTGGTCATCGTTGCTCACAAATGTTTCTAATGGTATAGTTTTTTGTATATCAGTAGAACCGATTTCTTCGTCTATTTCTCTGCGTAGCCCTTCCCAAGGAGTTTCAGCCCCTTCGTTGGTTCCGCCAACTAGTCCCCATAGGTCTTTGGTCTTTCCTTGTGTTCTGTGTAATAATAGAAATCTTTTTGTATCTAATGCATAAAACAATGCACCACTGCAAACTATTTTTTTATTCATAAAAATACTTATTTTAAAGAACTATTTTCCAAGTTCCTCTTGGATAATACCCATCTATGCTTGCTTGCCAGTAGTATGTATTCCAATATATTTGTTGTCCATTAGAAAGATTTGTAAGATAAGTTTTATCATTATTAGGATCTGAAGCATCAAATATGTTTACCCATTCTGTGCCATTCCATTCAATAATATTGTTTTGGGCAACAAGAATATCTGTACCATCTGCATTTTTCCATGCATCGGCACCGTCTTCATTAAGATGTAACACATACTTAACAACACTATCTATATCCGGCGTACTATCTAATAGCAGTACTACTTTACCGTCTACATTAGTTACTGTTGCAGAAACTTCAACCTCGTCTACATACACTTCAAAACTTGTAACTGCATTATCTCCTGTACGTCCAGGAATACTACTACTAAGTGTGAAATCTATGTCAGTCTCTATTCTATTAGTTGCTTCTTCAACTGTAAACTGGTCTTCCAATCCATAACCTAACGGATGTGTAAACAAATATCTTGTTCCGGTAGTGTATTTTCCTGTTGGATTAAATGTTAAAGGGTTTACTACTCTATCTATACTACCAGTGTTAAGTATAGGACCTTGCAGCAACGTATCTGCTGGAAGTGTGTCAACGTCCCAATCTATTTCCATTATAAATGTGTTTGCACTATTGATTACAAATGTACCGATTATAGGATTTAATAGTTCGGCTTTGTACAAATATATCTGACTTATGTTAGGTTCATATCTAGCAGGAAGTTCTGCTTCTAAAACATTAAGCCAGTTGATCTCTCCAACTCTAAGTTGCCTGTTTTTAGCTAGTTTTGCAGTAGCATCAGAAACAATCAAATCAAAGTTTCTATAACTAATAGTTAATGGGTTTTCGATGTCTAATCTGCCGTTACCACTAGTAATAGTTTTTGTTAGTTGAACAGCATTTTCGTTTACTAATGTTCCGTCTGGTAGAACTGTTACACCATCTGCTGTATTAATAACTGCATCAGTAGGAGGATTAAATCCATCTAATAAAATAGTTCCGATCTCTGGATTGAATATACTTGTAATAATATTTGTAATAACTCCAAGTTTTTTTACTTTTACAGGAGGTGAAATATATATTGGAGTAGTAAATCCTAGTGTTGCAACATCTATTTCGTCGCTAGCACCAACAGGTATGCTTCTACTACTAAAAGTTGTATTTTCTAATCTTATTAAACTTAAACTTGTCCAATCTACATAGTTGTCTGTAGTTTGTATTTCTAAATCAGGATTAAAAATCATTAATATTTGTTCAAGTATTTGCAACTTTTGATCTGTATTAGTACTCCAAATATCTATGTTAAATGTTAGTGTATAAGGCACAGGATGAAGTCTTTCAACTGTATAACCTTTGCCTTGTTCTGCTGTATAAGTACCGGTTTCTGTATCGTATGCACGTTCTCTTAGATTAACTTTACTAACAAAACTACTATCGCTTGTTCTAGTTCTATCTATATCTAAACCGGTTATGTATACTGCCATCCTAGGTGCGCTAGGTATTTTGTTTTCGCTGTTGTCTCTAATGATATTGCTAACTTGCTTTGTTAAATCGCCGTACATAACAGGAATAACTTTTTCAACACCGTTGCCGTCTTTGTAACTAAAGTTACTAAAGGCTCTAACTATTTGTGTAATATATCTACGTATTTGTCCATCATAAAAATGTTGCATCAGTTATCTGCCTTGATTCTTAAAGCCTTACTTAACGACTGTCTTTCCTGTATTGTTTCGCCTTCGATAACATTTGTATTTGTGTTATTAATAAACGAACCTTTTTGTGTATTTCTACTTGTGTTAGGTGTCATTGTTGTTCTAACATTATCTTCTACTTTCAACCAGCGATCTCCATCATATCTAAATAATCTGTTTGGTAAAAAATCAATACGTAAGAAATAATCACCTAATGCAGCATTACTTGGAAATCCTGCACCTGTTCCGTAAGGCGCTCCATTAGGAGGAATACCGTCGCCGACAAGATAACCTATGTAACCTGTTTTATTAGGTGTATTGAAAACAGTGTCAGCAGGTAAAGTTCCATCTGCTAGTAGTGAATCCAAGTCTGCACTAATAATATCAACTTCTCCAGTATCTAAAACTGTGATTGTAAAAAAGTGACTGGTTTCATATCCGCTTTTCGGTGCATCAACTTCTGCTTGAGCAACAACTGCTTCGTTGATTTGTATTTCTTTATCATATGTACTAAGCAAATCTCGCAGTGTATTTGCACTGCCTTCTTCTGCAGGTAAGTCTAAAATGTCGTTGTATTCTTGTCCATCGTATATTTGTTTTACTTTTAATCTATACAAATGCGGATACCAAGTTTGACTAAATCCTTCTGCGGCTCGTGTCACTTCTTCTACAACATAAAATCGTTTTAGTGCAACGCTTAAATCGTTTGCAGCATACTCGTCTTTCATGTGCGGAAGTTCGATAACGTCACCTGGCATTATTTTACGTCCAATAGTACGTACACTACTATTAATATGTATTGTCATAAAAAGTGTATCGTTTTGTAAAAACAACCCAAACTGACTTAAATCAAAATCTGTATCCTGTAGATTGTAATGCCCACGTATTGTATAAATGTCTTGGTCATACTTTCTATCTCTATTTTCTAAAAATAATAAATCTTGTATATTTGTTTCACTAGCAACATCATAACTGGGTTGGTCAGCTGTTGCATTTGCGTCAGACGGATTTTGAGTTCCAATATATTTGTGTATATTGAAATCAGTACCGCCAACGGTAAACTGTTCAAAGATTATTCCATCCATGAACTCGTAGTCTTTTGATTTTTCTGGTCTGTATAAACTCAAACGTGGCATGTATATATTTAGCATAAATACTATTGGAGAACAACTATGGCTGATCAAACTACTGAATATCAAGAAATATACGATTATGTTAACACGTTCCTCGGCGGGGGAATGGTTGATGTAGAGCTGGATCCTATACATTATCAAACTGCAATGAACAAAGCATTTAGCAAATATCGACAGCGCAGTGAAAACAGTGTGGAAGAAAGTTATGTTGTATTAGCATTAACACCAGATGTTAACGAATACACAATGCCTTCGGAAATAATCGAAGTAAGAAAAGTTTATAGACGTAGTGTTGGTAGCAGACTAGGTGCTAGTGCAGATGGCGGCAGTTTGTTCGAACCGTTTAACCTAGCATATACAAACACATACTTGTTAGCAGGAAGTGGTATCGGCGGCTTGGCTACATATGATTTCTTTGCTCAACAACAGGAACTTGTTGGTCGTATGTTTGGTAGTTTTATCGAGTTTGTTTGGAATACATCAAATAAAAAGTTAACTATTTTGCAACGTCCGAGAGCAGATGAAGAAGTACTGCTTTATTGCTACAACTACAGGCCAAACTTTGAAATCTTAAAAGATTACAAAGCACAACAGTGGATTAAAGATTACACACTTGCTAACTGCAAATACATGCTAGGTGAAGCAAGAAGTAAGTTTAGTACTATTGTTGGACCAGGCGGCGGCACAACACTCAACGGCGATACATTAAAAGCAGAAGCACAGCAAGATATGGAAAAACTAGAAAAAGATCTTGATATGGCAGCAGCAGGTGGTGTAGGATACGGATTCTTAATCGGTTGACAAAAAGTTCAGATTCTATTATTATATAGATATGAAGAAAAAGTTATTAGTTATTGGCCACGGCAGACATGGCAAAGATACTGTCTGTGAAATACTACGTGATAAGTACGGATATAGTTT